TGATTCGCTTGGACGGCCAAATCCCTATCTAAAGGTCACAATCGACCGCGCAGCAGCTGAAGCATCCGCTACTTGGCGACTTCAGGGCTTCAACGCTGGTGGCGACAAGCCTCTGAACATCAAAAAGGGCATCGAGGTTCACCATCTCTTCCTAAAAGATGAGGTTGTACTCTCGAATGGAGCTACCACTCCCAGAATTACTTGGGATCCGCGTTGCGTCAACTCAATCAAGGAGCACGGTCTCTATCACTATCCAGACCTTGCGCGACAGAGAGTTGAGAAAAGCCCTACCGAAGTCCCTGTGGACGTGGACAATCATACGATCGACGCGATCAGGTATGGCTACTACAACAGGTTCCCCGAGCTCTTCAACGAGGACCGTGCTCGAGTAGACATCGAGTACATGCAATACGAAGAGCTTATCCCCGATATCCGCGATCGCGTAGACTTGGGGCAGGATTGGTGAACAATTACAGGCTCCGACCAACAAGCACCCAGATGAAGGTGTTCGCCGCCTATGTTAGGATGGGATCCCAAAAAAGTGCGGCCTGCGAGCTGGGTGTGTCGACGCAGACAGTTAAAAACCATATGCATGAGCTTTATGACCGATTGCGGGTAGGGGGGGCTATGGAAGCTGCGGCGGCATTGGGATGGATCCATCTTCCAAGCGATGGACGTGCTATTTGTGGTTGGGTCGGGTACTGCAGTCGCCCCTTGGCTCATCACGGTCATCATGGGGGAATGCGGACTTTTTCAAGTAAAATCTTTATTGACGAGCGACCAGATGGTGAATCGGGGCGGGAGGACCAGTCCTCCGTTATCTGAAGAGGCATTATTCGAGGCCTGGAGAGTTTACCAAGAGCACTACGCGCGCGGGGGCAGTATGGTCTCTGCTGCGGCGGAATTGGGCATCTCGGCTTCAGCACTGCAGCAAAGAACAGCAAAATACCGTGAACAAGCAGGAATTCAGATCCAACGACGAGTTCCACGCACAGTTCGTGAGGATTTACTGAAAAGGGAGCTGACAGCTCTCGAAAAATCACTTCAAGGTCAAATGGATCGCTATTTTGGGATTATTCTTCAAAAGTTGGATGCTATTGAGGCCCAACAGAAGAAGCAAGTAATCGTCAAAGAGTTCACCCCTTCCCATCGCCGCGTCGCTGACGGTGGGTTACCCATCAACCAGCAGCGCAAGGCGTTCAAAAGGAAGATGGCCTCATGAATCGTATTCAGGAAGCAATCGCCAAGGTGACTGGGGTTGACACCGAGCTGTATGAGCTTTCGTCCGCCTTGGAAGACGTTACTGGTGAGAATCGGATGCTTGCCAGGCAGATTGAGGACCTCGACTATCTCAATCTGTTCGATATTGGGCGCATTACCGAAGTTATTCCCAGTGGGGACCGCGCCGAGTACATCAAACGACTTCGCCGACTGCGCCAAGAGAACCCACTGGCCAAGCAAGCAGCCAAACTAACGCTTAGATTCACGCTTGGCAAGGGTATTCAGTGGGTTGTGCTCTCAGAAGAGCCAGAAGAGCTCATGGACCCAGAAACCGAGCCTGTGGACCCGGTAAACGATCCAGAAACTGATCAAATCCCGGCTCCCGGCGGAAATCTGGTCCCTATGCGGCGCAAGGTGACCCCTGCCAGCGAGGAGACAGAAGACCAAGCTAAGATTACGATGGAGGATTTCTGGTATGATTCAGATAACCTCCTAGCCCTGACCTCACGGGCGGGGATGATGGAGTGGCTCGATGCCGTCTACACCGATGGTGAGTTTTTCTTCATTTGCGTGATTGGTACCGCGGCCCCGTGGCTAAAGCTCACTGAAGTTCCCTTAGAAGAGATTAGTCAGACCATTTATCATCCAGACAATCGCAAACGACCGATCTTTTACGTTCGTAACTACGTTGATGTAGTGTTTAATGCCACGTCTGGGATGTACGAGCTCAAGGGGGCCCCCAAAACCATCTTCTACCCAGATTATCGGGTAACAGATGAAGAACTAGACCCCCTGTACAGCAGATGCAAGATTCCCGCCGGTAAACGAGCTCCAAAAGAACAAAAAATTCGTCATAGCTACATCAATCCCCTGAAGACTAAATCAGGTGTTCGGGGTATCTCAGAGCTTTACGCTTCTCGACAGTGGTTCCGAGTCTTCAGAGAGTTCATGGAGAATCGGGCCGCTATCAACGATGCCGCTACGTCGATCGCTTTCAAGCGAAAGATCAAGGCCGGACCCACTGGGGTTGCCCAATTCAAGGGCAAGCTCGGTGGGCTTGAAGTCGGTGATGTTGAGGGTTCTGAGGTTAGAAAGCTCACTAGACCAGTCCCAGCCGCTATCTATGACAGCAACCCAGCTGTGGACTTGGACTGGATGAAGACCGACACCGGTGCTTTGAACGCCAAGGAGGACGCTAGAATGCTCCTCATGGCGGCTGGTGCTGGTGTGGGGACTAACATTCATTACTTCGGAGAAGGTGGCGACGCCAACCTCGCGACTGCTCAGGCCATGGAACTGCCAATGGTCAAGTCTTATGAAGATTGGCAGCAATGGGTCGAAGACGAGCTCCGCGAGTTCGTTCAGTACGCATTTAAGCTTGCTTTTGGTGAAGATAGCTGGCGAGAGAACTACGAACGGGTTGCTTTCCTCTTCCCACCCATTATTTCACAAGATGTTGTGAAGTACATGACCGCTTGGAGCCAGTTCGTTCAGAATGTAGCTCCGGATAATCAAACCGTGAAGATGCAAGCGGTTCGTGGCGCTCTTTCTGTTATGAACGTTTCCAATATCGATGAGCTCATGGAAACGATCGAAGCGGAGGAGGTTAGAAACCAAGTTAAGCGAGAAGCAGATGCGGCCGCTCTCAAAGCCAAGTTTAACAATAACTTACCTGTGACTGCTGATGGGAAAAACTCACCAATCGCACGGGACGGAACAGCGAACGCACTTCCGCCCGATGAACAACGAATGGTCAGCGGGAAACCACAGCCGCAGAGAATCGGGGTCGGTGGCCGTATCGCTTCCCGTGACTAACAAAAAGTTCAGACATACACTTAGACTAGTTGAGTCAGGTTTATTCATCTGTTCCGCCGGCTGTGGTGTCTTCACTCTAGAAGAAACTTCTCGCCACGTAGCCCAGAACCAGTACTTGGTTCCCTAATTTTCAAAGATGCAAACTATCGGTGAAGTGCAGTATTCAGATGCACAACGAGCATTAATCTCGGTCTTTCTTGAACATTCTGGATATGGAGAACGAGATCTTTTATCCCTCAATTTCTCCACCGGGGTGTTCATGACAAGAAATGGGGGTAGATATCAAATCAAAGGAAAAGATTCTGATACAACCGTGAAATGGCTAGCGGGACCGCCGGTTGATCCAGAGTACCGGCTTTAGGAGAACCAATGACTGCAACTCGTGAAGAGACTCTGCTCAAGAAGTTTCTCGAGGCCACTGGCTACGAGAAGGATGATGTGGCGGCGTTGAACGCCACTACCCTCGTCGTAGTTACTCAGCAGGGCGGCAAATTCGTTCTACAGAAGGGCAAGTTCCGGCGCCTTCTGGGGCCCGAGGCACCACTCGGTGATCAGGAGGGATAGATGCCGTTCGCTGATTACAAAGACTTCGATGATTGTGTAGCCAAGAACAAGGACAAGGAAGATCCCGCTGCCTATTGTGCAGCTATCAAACAAAAGGCGGAATCTGAGGAGGGCCGCGAACATGTAGTTAGTGACCTCTTTGAGGCTGTCGAGGCCGACTTCTCGACAGACGAGAGCACTGGTGAGCTTCGGTCGACGAATGTTATCATTCGTGCAGGCCGGTCTAAGAACAACCGAGAATATCGCGAGTCTGCACTACGCACCGCCGGAGCAAAGGGTCTCTTCAACGGGATTCGAATGTTCGTCGATCACCGGCGCGGCTCGCTGCCTACGCAGCGTTCGGTGAACGAGATGGTCGCTGGAATCGAGAAGTCGTGGTACGACGAATCGAAGAAAGCACTCATGGGCGATGTCGTTTACTTCGACTCCGCATTCCATGATAAGGTGAAGCGGGCGCAGGGCTTTCTCGGCAACTCGATCAGCGCTCTAGTTCGCGGTACCAGGGTTAAGGATTCTACCGGTACATTCTACGAAGACATTGCGGAAATCGTCCGGCCGAAGTCGGTTGACTGGGTGATCTTTCCGGCCGCTGGCGGCGGGGTTGAGAGCTTCGCTACAGAAGGAGAAGATCAAGTGGATTTTGAAAACCTCACACTTGAGGAGCTGGAGGCGGGAGCGCCACAGCTGGTGGAGAGTATCAAGATCAAGTACGCAACTACTCCCCCCGCTGATCCGCCCAAGGATGAGCCGGAGATGGTTTCGATGGAGGCCGTCGAAGCCCTTGTGGAGAAGAAGTTGGGCGAGCGACTGCAGTCCATCGAGGCTGTGGAGGCCGAGCAGTCTAAGATTCGAGAGCACATCGGGAAGGCCGCTCTTCCTGAGCGCACTCGCGCACGGTTAATGGTTCAGTTCCAGACGGCAACTACTTTCGACGCCGCGAAGGTCGATGAGGCTATCACGGATGCTCGCGAGGAGCTCAAGGCTGCTGGCGCCGGTCCCCAGATCACTGGTCAGGGGCCCAGCGGCGATCCCACTACTCCGAAGGCTACGGTTAGGCGCGCTTCGGAAGCTGTTGACGCCGCGTTCGGCGTCACTAGGAAGGCTGGAGAATAGCAATGGCTACCACGTTTGTTCATGCTGGCCGCCGTCGCCAGGTGGTTTCGGCTCAGCTCCACAAGGCCGGTGATCTCGTTTATTACGATGGTTACTTCGGTGTTGTGCAGGATGACGTGAAGACCGTCGGCGACGTGCTTACCATCATCTTGGAGGGAGTTTGGGATCTTAATCGCGGCGCCATTGCTGCTGTTGGCGGCCAGGGCGTTCGGCTGTATGCTTATCCGACCACACAGGCTACAACCCTCCAGATTTGGGCTTCTTTCGCTTCTGGCGCTTTGCCGATCGGTCGGGCTTGGGCTTCGATTGCCACTGCCACCATTAAGACTCAGCTTCTCAATCCGAATGCTTATCTCGGCGCATCCGGGATCTAAGAGGGAGTACGATGCCGTCTACTATTGGTCTTCCTGACGGGAAGCGCGTCCGCATTTTTGACGCGTATATGGAGCTCCGTGAGGACCTCCACAATGGCGTCCTCGATGCCGAAGAGGCGATGTCGGTTTCGGACTTCCCGACTTACATCACCACACTTGTTCGTCATGCCTTCCTCGCTCGATTTACCGAGCTCCAGGGGCAGTGGACCCAGTACACTCGTGATTTCTCGGTTGAGGATTTCGAGGAGTACACTTCTAGTCGCTTCGGGCGCCTGCCGGATGTTCCGGAACGTGCCGCCAACTCTCCTTATGATCAGGTGGCACTGAGGGAATACGAAGCCGAGAAGATCATCCTGAAGGAGTGGGGGTATGGCTTCGCTGTTACCCGCCGCCTTATTCTGGCTGATCGCCTGAACAAGATTCAGGAGCTTCCTGGACTCGCCGCCGAGGCTCTCGCGCGAACGATGTCCAAGAAGGCTGCAGTTGATGCTTTCCAGAGCAACCCGACGATGTACGACGGGAATGCTCTGTTTAGTTCTGCTCACGGCAACTATAAGACCACTGCTCTCGCAGCTTCTATTGCCGGCGCTGATGCCGTGAAGGCCGCTGATCTTCTGTTCGACGACATGACGGACGATGAGGGCTACCCCATCGTTACGCCTGGCGGCCGAACGCTCATCATTCCGCCTGAGCTGCGTTACGTTGCAAAGGCAGTGAATGAGCAGGAGCAGCTGCTCAACGCTTCTAACTACCCACAGGCCAACGAGGTCCGTGGCCTTTTCACCAACATTATCATCGAGCCCTTCTTCACGGATGCGACCAACTGGTACATCGCTGCTGATCCCAAGGGCCCGTTCGCGTTCTTGGCTCACATTAACCTGAACGGGAATACTACTCCGTTCATTGGCCTGAAGGATCCGGGCGTCCGTGGCGTTCTGGGTGGGGATGATCCCTATTCCTTCGAGTTCGATGAGATCGAGTGGAAGCTCCGCCACGACTTCAACTTCAAGCCAGTTGAGTGGCGCGGGGTCGTTGGCTGCATCGTTACCTAATCGTTTAGTTACGTGCTGAAACAGTTTGCACTAAGAAAGGCGGCACTCTAGGTGGCGGCAACAATCTCTCTTGGGATGATCGTCCGGAATGAGGGCAGGACGCTTCGACAATGTTTGGAAAGCGTAGCCCCATATGTCGACCAGATCGTCATTGGGCTAGGTGGAGAATCCACAGACGACACTGAGGCGATCGCGCGCGAGTTCACGGACACAGTCGTCCAGCTCCAGTGGAAGGATGACTTCTCTGTTGCAAGGCAGGAGGTCCTTGATCTTTGCACTGGTGACTATTTCCTGTGGGTAGATGGCGATGATGTTCTTCATGGTGGAGAAGGTCTCCGCCGTCTACCCCAGGAGTTTCCGCAGGTAGACGCTTTCTTCTTCGGATACGATTACGCTCGTGATGAAGAGGGTCGCAATACTTGTTATCTTATTCGAGAACGTCTGGTTCGCATCGATACCGAACATCGATGGGAATGGAAATCTCGAATTCATGAAGTAATGGTCCCCGTTGGCTTTGAGCCCATTAACATGTTCATTGAGAACATCTTAGTGAAGCACTATAAGCCAGCTGACAAGCACGAACCAGACCGCAATATGAAGCTTCTTTATCAGGAGCTTGAAGCCCAGGAGCCTAACCCCGATCCACGTCTGCTGGTGTATTTGGGGTCTGAGAATGCTCTTCGTGGCAATCTCAAAGAGGCCTTAATCCATTGGCAGCGTTTCATTCAGCTCTCTGGTTGGGACGAGGAAAAGTACCAGACTCTCCACAAGATGGGCGATGCTCATCGTATTCTTGGAAATTACGAGAAGGCGATCGAGGCCAATAATCGAGCTATTGAGATCTTGCCCGAACACCCAGATGCGTGGTTGGGGCTGGCAGAGATCTATTACTCGATGAAAAACTATCGAGCTGCCATCGAGTACACCAGGATTGGAGTCTCTAAGCCCAAGCCACAGACCATGCTGATCGTTAATCCAGATGATTACACGTACGCACCCGCTGTGGTTTTGGGCCTCTCCTACGTGGGAATTAGTGATTGGGAACTGGCACTTGCCCAGTTCAAAGAGGCGTATAAGCTTAAGCAAGATGCTACCGTCTTGCAGCAAATTCTTCTGCTTCAAGAAGAAATTGAGCTCCATGATACGGTTAATGCCTTTTTGAAGCTACGAGCTCACTTGGGCATGAACGATGAGTGGCTCAAGATTAGAAAACTCTATGATGTCGTTCCCAAGCTTTTGGAGCAGCACCCCGCTATCCAAGAGACTTGGC